ACAACATTGACCATGCCCCACCAAATATTCTGTTGGGTGATCTTCAAGCCCTTTTAACTTGTCGATACGTACCCATCTAGTGCGGCCGTCCGCACCTGTATGGCTAGCTGGGCCAGCAGGGCACACTTTATCAAAGTGATTGTTTGCTGAGCATCTTACCCAAGCTCCTACGTGATTGCTCTGCCATAAAACTGTATCTGATCGGACATCTAATTTTCCTGACTTAACACCATTAGGGTTCCTTCGTATAGAGTATTTAGCCCAAGTAGTATTACCGTAAATGGGTGCCAATTTAGTTGTCTTATCTTCAACATTAAGAACTCTGTCTACAGGGTCTACATAGCAAGAAGTACCTGTGGGATTCTCTGGAGCAGACACGCCCTCGTCATTGGTTGTAGTTGTTAAAACTCTAGCAAAAGCCCACTGATTATTAATATTATATTCCACATATTTTGCACCACTTACTGTGTGCATATTATTAATAACAGATGTACTCCAAGAAAAATCAGATGAGTTAGTAGACACTAACTTAACAACTTCTTTTTCTTCTGATAATTGCAGTTTATAAGAACCTGTTAAACTTTCTTCATACGGTTGGGATAAAAAATTTACCAGACCAAAAGACCAAGCATCAGGTTGTTCTACGTTATTTGAAGTCGCTTGTAATGCAAATCCATCACTACTTAGTAATGTGAAATTACCACTGTCTTGCAGGGTGACTGAGGTGTACACCACATTACTGTTTAACTGGTATGGAGGATAGTTTCCGTGAGTAAATACTATCTGATCAATTGACGTGTGATACCTTACATCATTAATCTCATTGTCTTGATAAGGCGAGTTAGTGAGCTCAATAACCAATGAACCTTCTGGATCATATACAGAAAGTTTTCCTGCAGATAAAATAACAACATACCTGTTAGTGTCTCCAACCTGAAAAGGTATTAACTTAAGTGTACCTGTAGGTAATTCAGTTAAGAACTTAAAACCTTCCCTGAAAGATACAGGACCCTGAATAGTCGGTAGAAAGTTTCTTGATTTTTGTAAACCACTTCTGTACTTATCTAAATCAATTCGACCTCTGAGCATTGGACTAAGTAGCCCAGCACTCATGTCTGTAGATATTGCCTTAAATTGAGCCATATCCGTTGTGAGCACCTAGAAATTGAGAGGTACTCTCAGTAATATATTTTTGAAGTGGTTTTTGTCTAGCGTCTTTGGCACTGGCAGAAGACAGCTCTACTTGATACCTTTGATCTAAACTTGCTTTAAGATCAGCATTTTCAGTCAACCTAAAACAAAGGGATTTTGCTAGATGTAAAGAAATTAATGAAGCAATAGTATGAGATATATTTGTTAATTCAGCATCAAAAGACACGTAATTAACAACAAGCTTTTTCATGTTACTGTGAATCAAAGTTCCCGATAGTTGGTAGTCAGGTACTAGATCAAAAGCCTCATCCAGTACTTTTATTACATGATCCACATCATGAGGTAACTCAAATGTGTAAATGTATTTACCAGTATTGTCTGTATATTCTAAAGATGGGCTAAGTACAAAAGACTTAGTTGAGTAGGACCAATTCTTATCTGTAAGAACAGATCGAATAGACCAATCAATTGATTCTGAAACAATATTAGATACTGCCTCATTGGACTCAAGAGATTGTACAGCATTAATTTTAAGCTCTCTTAGAGCCTGATTTGCAATCTCTAATTTAGTAATCATATATACATACAAATGCCCCCACCCCTAAACAGCAAGAAAAAAGAGTGGGGGCACTATATCAACGATGCAACGTCTAAGTATTGTCTACGTAGAGAACATAACCAACTAACTTATCGCCAGAAGCAAGTGCCCCTGCTCCAGTGGTAGCAAATACAGTTGTTTTTTCACTAGTAGAAACCATTGCTGGAGAGAACTCCGTGGCTGCGGTTACGCCGTCCAAGAACACGTCTTTGTTATCATCTACAGGAGTACCTGTAGCAGTGTAACCTAGGTCTGCAGTGGCCGAATTAGATAAACTAATTTCAGTTACAGCCCCACCAACAATCACGGTACTAGGTCTGAACTCTAGGAGTTCAATCTGGGAACCAGACGACACAACACCTGTGGCAGTATAATTAAATTTACAAATACGGACACGACCACCAACATCATTGTTGTTATTCAAGATAGGGCGATCTAATCGAATATTTGCTAGTTGTGTCGAAGCGACATCAAATGTAATAGCACTCATATTATTTTCCTTTCGTTAACTAAGATTCAAGGCAGCGAATTTCACCAGCGATCTCACCCCACATACGGCTACCTCCAATACTTTGTTTGAAGTAGATATAAGGGATATTTTTCTTACCTGAATCATTCCAGATATTAGAAACTAGATCCTGTCCGATGGATAACTTAAATGCACGAGGCAAGAAAGCCATACAACGGCGTTCATCTCCACCAGATCCTTGAGACAAGGCTAAACGCTCACAGTGAATAAATCGGAATCCGTGGAAGTTACTAATAGTTCCGTCTGCTAGTGCTTTCTTATAAGCGTAGTCAGAATTAACAACTTCATCAATATTCATTAGGTCACGAATCTGACGAGCAGTAATAACCAAAGGAATAACATCCGCTTCATCAATAGCCTCAATACGAAGCATTGTTTCACGCAAGCCTTTAAGTTTTTCAAGCGTTAGTCCAGAAGCTGTACCAGATGCGCCATCATAATTAGCTCCAACAGATACACCTTCAGAAGCTGCACCAGTTAGAGTGTATTGACCTCCAGTTTTGATTGGATTGGACGAACCTTTACTGACAGCTCCTACTCGAATCTTAGTGTCGTTCTCGTCATCAGGAGTACGAGTGTAGCTAACCATTTCGGTACCTTCTTTACCAGTACGTGCATCAGCAAAGTATTTTTCAATGATGAAATCATCACGTTTCCGCTTACCCGATTTCAACATAGCTTGGCTATATGCGTTAGATGGATCAGAAACAACTACCATAAGATCCTTGGGATCTACGATGTGTTTTCCTAATTCAAAGCTGCGAAGCGAAATATGACGAGCATCGTGAGGAATATCCGAAGTAGGATTATCCCCGAAACGAGTTACGTCTTCTTTCATTTCCTCAGCTTCACCAATTCGTTGGTAAACATCGGATTCACTGCGCTGCGATGTGCGATCTACGAGAGGGTCTAGGATAGATTCACCTTGTTGGTAAGCCTGATCAAAACCCTCGATAAATTGTTTTTTCTCTGCTACCGTAATAGCATTGGGTCCTTCTTGAAACATAGTATTATTGTATTTGAGTTAGTGTATTTTAACGGATTTGTTTGTTGAGCTATCCTTGCGGACTCATCTTGTAGTACGATACCAGCGGCCTTCCGAAGCTGTACACGGACCCAAAAAAAGGCTACCCGATAATCAATGACTACAGGGTAACCTTGAATTTGTCAAACTTTATTCAGAATAGGTTTTTTGATATAACTCTGTACGTTGCTTCAAGATACGCTCACGTTTAGCTTTGTCTGCTGGATTCATTTTAGCCAATCCGTCTTGATCTACCATGATCAAATCTCGATACTTGGTATCCAGATCACTAATCTGAGATTTCAAAGATGCAACAGATTCATCCGAGAAAGTAGAACCACCTACTCCTGTGTTTGGTAATCCAAGATCTTTAACACTAGGAGCAATCAAGTTAAATAACTTCATTACCGCAGGATGATTTGCAACAATCGGACTCCACTCAACCAGTTCATTCAATTCAGGGATCTGTTTTGAAATGACTTCAAATGCTTCGTTTGCAGACTTGTGATTGCTGGCATAGTCCATACCCCACTCCTGCTGTAAAGCATTGTTTTGAGACTGAACGGATTCATTAATTTGCTGGTTTAACTGAGCTTCAGCTTTTACACTATGTTCAGCCCAGATTTGCTGTAATGCACTATATTCTCGTTCAGGTAGATTTAACTTAAAAGCTACGTCTTTCAAGTCAGATGAGATGTTTTCATCAAAAGTGAACTCTTGGGATTCTTGGTCATCCAAAAACACAGATACAGATTCATTACCTTTATAAGCTTCAGCAGTCTCTGGTTTAATGTGTGCGTAGAAATCATCCCACTCAGCATCAGACCAATCCTCTTGGGGAGCCTGTAGTCGTTTGCGACCCAAAGCCGATTGAGCATTGATTGCCTGTTCTGCTAGTGATTTAAGTGACTTAGTGTTCTTAAAAAACTCACGCTCACGTTGATCTTCAGGAAGTGTTTGAACAAATGTTTTATATAAGTCCTCTGACTCAAAATCATAAGATGGAGCTTCGGATGCTGGGGCTTCGGATGCTGGAGCTTCGGATGCTGGAGCTTCGGATGCTGGAGCTTCGGATGCTGAAGCTTCCGAGCTAGCAATACCCCCGCCAATACCTCCGCCACCTGCTGCGGATAGATCACCTTCTTCTTCTCGTAGTACTTCTTTGATTAACTTATTCATTGTTTGTCATTGCTTTTTGTGTCTGTTTAATTAGCTCGTCCATTTCATATTTGGACTTACATAAAATATTTAGATAACTCATTCCTAGGTGTCGTTTACCTTCATTAGCCAAAGTTACATTTGGATCAGAAGAAAACTTAGGAGAGGTTACGTTGCAGTCTTTAAAGAATTGCTCAAAAAATATCTTACCTTGAGGTGTACCATAGATGTGATCTACGGCTTCCTTAAATTTACGCTTCTTCAGAAGTGCTTTCATCTTTTAATCTAGTGTACTTGCTGTAAGTGACCACAATGTAGAAAAAACAAGCCTGAAAGGATGTCAGCTTTACATCTCTAGGAGCATTTTCATCCTCTGTATCAATAATAACCCTAGAAAAATAAATAGGTGTGTTAAAGAGATAAGGGCCAGGATGCTCAAAGGTATGGTAACCTGATTTATTAAGTATCAATTGAAGTCTATGCCTTCCAATTGAGAAGTTAAACAATGTTTTGTATGCTGTCTTCATATTAAATGTTAAGTAACTGACCTAAGCCTTCTGGGTCATCGGATCTGGCTTTAGCCACATCCTTCATAGCTCCAGCTAATTGAGGTAACTGCTCCATTTGTTGATTTTGCTGTTCTTGTTGGTTTCTTGCTTCCCTAGTGTCATCTACTTTTTCTTTAGGTGACACAATTTTTCTACTGACATTTCGCATCTTTGTCAATTGATCCAGTAATTCAATATCATCTATACCATCCATAATTTCAGGTTTCATGGAAACCAATGGAGCTAGATCCTGAAGTAAGCCTGAAATATTACCAACACCTGAAGCATATTGAGCGTGTGCTGCTGGACTTGTGAATACAATCTCCAATGAATTATCTGACAATGATTCAGGCATAGATTCAAAATCAAACATGTCTCCTTTAGATTGCATCCATTCGATCACATGTTCTAATACAGGAGCAAGAAACTCAGTCTCCATTCTAGCAAGTAATGGCCCGATCTGCTGCAGCATTTGAGTACGTTCATCTTGAATTTCAACAATAGACTGACGCTCTTTCTTTTGGTCCCTAATAATCTGATCAGTAAAAAAGGACGTCTGAATCTGCTCCCGATAATCCCGAAGTAACTCTAATGTAATCTGAGGTTGCGAACCACTTAGGATAGGTTCAGGTACAGGGGATCCTTGCTCCCTGTACAAAATGCTCCTAGCTCCATAGCTAATGGGTAGCAATAAAGAGTCTTCCTCTGCCGTCAATGTTGGAGAATTAGAAATCTCTGCACTAAGCAGCAATTCTTTTACCATCTTATTGAGAACACGGATAGCTGGCATACAAGTGTAGGCGGGGCCTCGACCCCAGATTTCACCTGCAACAACCATCCAACGTGGTACCAAATAAGGGAAGTAAGTGATTCCACCTTCTTGTAGAATAGCATCTAAGGCTGGTAGGTAGTATGTAGCCTGATACGGCCTTGTATTACCTACTTTGCCGTGACGCTGAGCCCGAATATCTTGACTTGGTTCAACTGCGTATACCAACTCATGCTTCGCATCCGTAGTTTCTGGATCAAACCCTTGCACGTTTACCACATTAGGAAACATCTGAATCAATGCTTTTGTGGTTAGAAACTTTCTGTGGTACATGGTGTCCACCTTGCCTACCTGATTCACATCAAAGAATGTGTCTGCAAGTGCACAGGACTTAAATGTAATGATTGGCCCCGTGCGATCCACATAGGTAACAGAAGTACCAAAGGATCCTAGATCATGGAAGGCTTCATGTCCAGCACTGTAAAATTGACAGTCAGGTAACGCTAAAATGTGCATGACCTTGTGACTTAGCTTCTCAAGAAAAATAAGTTCTTCTGAAGTTAATTCAGCACTAGGTTTACTCTCTGGTTTCAGGTAAGCCCAATTGCTTGATTTAGGCATCAAGTAACTACACATACCGTTAGCAAACATCTGATTTGCTCGTACGGCTGTGTGGTCATACAACATCTTACTGTTGTCTTGGTTCCTTGTGCTCGTATGGCCCCCAGCAGACTTGAAATCTGCTCTGTTGGGGGTAACATACGTCTGAGCCTCCTGAAGCGTAGATTCGTGGCCTGAGCGCATCTGCTTGAGCTGCGAGTACCTCTCACCTAACCGAACTATTTTTTTAGGAATTGGCATTATAATCCTGAACCTAAATATTTCTTTTTCTGAGCACTTGAAGCCTTAGTTTGGCTTTGCCTGACTGTATTAATTTGCCTCTGCTTTGTCGTAGGTGCAACCACGGCAGCAGATCCACGGCCCTTCGAGGCTGACTTAATCGGTGTCTTCGGAGCTGGTGTGGGTGGAGGTGGAGGTGGAGGTGGAGGTGGAGGTGGCGGTGGCGGTGTAACTTTAGGTGACATTTTTGTTGTAGTGTGAAAGAATTCTGTCGGTAGAAATAAATTTTATCGGTTTGTTTGGGTATTTTAAATACCGATTAAATCCGATTGTGTCAAGATAGTATGGCATCATGGATACCAAAGAAGCAATACTAAGCCCCTGAGCATAGGTTACTAACCAATATGGATCCCTTTTGGGTGAATCCCATACACTAGGATTCAACCTAGTTTCCTCGTGACCCAACAATATAATGTTGGGTGCGAAAAATACGTAACGCTTGGCCTCTGGATAACTGGATATGTAGGAGTCCAGTAATTTAACGAAGTCTTCACCTGCACTGTGATATGTAATAACCGCCTTATCCATCGGAGTCAGGCGTGTTGGTAGGGGTTCGTTTATTGCCATTTTACCACTGTAACTCTTTTACTTTGTATTCTGTTCTGTCTTTTTTACTAAGTGTACTGTATTTACTGGATTCTTTGAGCCCAACAGCCAATGTAGCAAAAGCATCTGCCCCGTGAGAGCATTTGTCGTGGACAGGTGTTTTTCTGTACACCTGTTTCAATTCGTCCCACTCTTTACGGTATCCTTTGAGGTGCTCAATACCCATAGCACATTCCGTCTTACTCATCCAACATCTTGGCAGTACAGTACGAACCGCTTCAATCTGATCACTCTTACTCAACCGCTTGACTGCAGTAGCCTTGATCCCAAGGGATCGGAGAACCTCTTTCCGTGATCTACCTGTTCCCAATTCCCTGACATTCACATCGTGAGGTAAATAATGCTTACCATAAACCACATCGTTCATAGTAGACCAAAGATCTAGCTGACGAGCGTAAAAAGGTAAGCCCTCACCAGAGGATTCAAAGTAATTAACAATCCTGACCTCTTTACCATATTGCTGAAAGAACCATATAGATGTCGAATCATCCATGCCTAAGTCCCAAGCCGTATGCACAGGTAACGAAGGATCAGGAGTCAGTGTTTCCAGTATCTGACCCTTACGAGTGATCCTCGTCATAATCTCACCGTAATACGCTCCCTCAACTGGTGTGTGGAAGCTACACATATACTCCGATTGGAACTTAGCTTCACTGGTTGACTCATTACGAGCCTTACGAAGCTGCTCAGGAGTCATTGCCTTAGTCTTGGTTGCCGATAAGTGACTAGCAAACCATTCTTTGTCCGCTTTGGCCCTCTCCAACAAGTGAAAAAAGTGATTCTGGCCTCTGGGGGTCCCATTGAACAAGGCCCAACCACCATTTTCATTCAAAATGGGGGAAGTCAACTGCCAAGCCACGGGATCACACAAACTATACTCAGAAAATACGATTCCCAAAGGATTAATTCCCACCAATTTGTCTGGATTGTCCGCTCCAAGCAATTGAATCACGGAACCATTGCTCAAAGTAAGACTCATTTCCTGCTCAGACTTGCGAACAACCAAATCCCTAGGAATAAAATCAATAAACTTGCGTCCATCTTTGTCCTGACCCTGCCAAATAATCCGTCTAATCTGATTCTGGAACGGACCAATGTACAAATACAACCCTCGCCTCTGGAGAGTCTTGGTGGCCATAACATTAATAGATGTCAAATCCTTACCTGCTCGCCTGTGCCATGCAACAACAGCCCGAAGATTCGGTTTGTCCTCAAACATATACTTCACAAACGGAAGCTGGTAGGGCCTAGGAACCCAACCCTGTGCTGGAACCGTTAATTCCATTACTGTTGGGCTATCTGATCCTCTGGGGACTCAAACTCACTGTAATCATCATCCTCAGCTAACTCAATAATCTTGGCATCATCTACCAACTTATTTGAGGCATCCTGTGTCTGGGCAATCAGATCCTTCTGAGTCATCTTACTGTAATCAACAACATTGATATTAACGGAACTCTTCATGTCCGCTTGCAAATCAATTGTCTTAGGCTTGGGAGCAAAGTAACTGGCTAACTTATCAACAATACTAGCCCTATCCTTGTCCGTGAGATCAGCGTTTCCATCCTTAACCATATCAATCATGACCTCAATCGGATTAAATTTAGCCTCCATAAACGTGGCCATAATAATCTTCCGCTGTTCCGCTGGGCTGGGGGCCTTGGCCATCAACTCCATTAACTGATCTCTAACCTGTGTAATCTGGGCAACCTCCTTTTCTTTGGTACTAAGTTCAACCTCCGCAGCTTTCAAATCTCTCTCGGCTTTGTATCGGCGTTTATAGCAACGATCTACTTTCTTTTTTTTCTGAACCGCAGCTTGCTTCGGCTTGATTCCATTCACTGTCTTGCGTTTATCTGCAAAAAAATCTCTCTTTGGCATTCTGGTAACCTAGCAACAACACCCCTGTTTTGTCAACAATTCCTTAATTTGACCCCACCACTTGCAGCAGAATGTACAATAAAAAAACCTAATGCCCTTTTTTTACCTTATACGTTTATCAACGACTTAAGTCATTTGACCCCGTTGACCCCGCTTTTTCATTGGATTATGTTAAAAATTAAAAAAAGAGTGATCTGAGTCTCAGAAAAGCGGGGTCAACGGGGTCATATTACATAAGTCCTTAATAAACGTATAGGATAAAAAAACCCCACACGTTGTTAGGCTCTGCTGTGGGTAGTGGGGTCAATGTTTTATAAGAGCTTGCTAAATAAGAACCTCGGTAACATTTGCTAGTGGGGTCAGTGGTGGGGTGAGTAGTGGGGTCAATTTGAAAAAACCAAAAATTGTATGCGGGGGATGGGTCCCCCCTTGTTGGGGGAACAGCGTTTCCCCCCATGCCCCCTGCATGCACAAGTAAGCTACGAGCCTTCGGCTCCAGTGTTTCAGAAGCTACGCTTCGCTACGCTGTGCTACGAGCCTTCGGCTCCAGTGTTTCAGAAGCTACGCTTCGCTACGCTGTTCTACGAGCCTTCGGCTCCAGTGGTGCAGAAGCTACGCTTCGCTACGCTGAGCTACGAGCCTTCGGCTACCGTGGCTTACAAGCTACGCTTCGCTACGCTGAGCTACGAG